CAATCGCAGAGGCTGCAAAGATCGGTGGGTTTATCTCTGGAAAATCATTCAACAATTCCGATACTAAGGGTGCTGTTTAATTACAGATGATTTTATAAATGAAAAACTCTTATTATAGCCCAGTTCAAGCATCTACAGATTGTAGAAAAGGTATGGGCTATGCTAAGTGTACAACTTCTCCTGGGCTGGGAACGACTTTTGCTATGGGTTGGGATACAGGTATTTATCCGCCTGAGCTCCCAGAAGTTGACTATCTTGATCTACCGTTTGATGATGAGGAAGATCTTAGAAGTTTTTTCTCTAAATTAAACTTAGGATATACATCAGCAGATTCCGTCAAACCTCGTGCTGACAGGTCATCTTATACAAGCAGTGATAGATTTGCAGGATTTGTAACAGAGCAAATGCAAATGAACCCAATGTCAGGAATTTCTCCTCAGCTTATGTCTACTGCAGATCGCGGCATGGCTACTGGGGGTTCTTCTAGTGAATTTGGCTCTACAAGGACAAGGCCCGGAAGGGTTGGCGGGGATGGAACCCAGTTCGGTTTTTCAAGAATGCCGCTCGATACTCCTGATGACGGAATTAGATTTATTTCTCTTGTAAAGATGTTAAACATGTCTCCTGCAGAAAGAAATTTCCTAAAGCAGCAAATAAAAGTAAAAGATACGCTGACAATGGTTGAATCTTTGCTATGTACGTGAATAAATAATAATATAAGTTTTAATCTTAAGAGAATAATTAATCTTCGAGGAGTCAAGCAGAATGGCATCTAACATGTATACAGAGGCGCTTGCTGAAGCAAAGCAGCTTCGAGAAATAGCAGAGAAAAATGCTAAAAACGCTATAATTGAAGCAGTTACCCCAAAAATTAGACAATTTATTGATGATCAGCTGCTGGAGACATCTGGAAAGAAAGATGTATCTAGATCATCTGTTGATGATATAATTGCAGAATCTATTGGTATTGCTAATAGTGAAGATGAAGGTGAGGTCTCACTAGACAATACAGCTCTTCAATCCCTTGCAGGACTTCTTGGAAGTAGTGGAACAGGTGGCGTATTGGATGCACTTGCAGAATCAATAAATAGTCTTGATCATGATCAGGCAGAATTAGTTGCATCTGCAGCTAAAAAAATAGAATCAACAAAGAGTAATTTTACTCAAGATAGAATAAATAAAGATGTAAGTAACTTACAGGAGAACAATAAAATGGCATCAAGAGAAAAGGTTTACGAGATTGATCTTAACCTTCTAAAAGAAGAGCTGGGTAGAGATCTTAGCCTAAATGAAGAAACAGGCGATGATGATAATCGCGATACGGATGATGCTGATGAAGCAGTATCCGCTAAAGACAAGGCTGAACTTAAAGAGATGCTAGCTGATTTAGGTATCCTAAGTGAAGCACAGGTATTATTGGATCTAGGCGATGATGTTGAGCTTCCTGAAGATATTCAGATTGTTGCCTCTCTCGTTGAAGAAGAGGAAGGAGATGAAGAAGATCTTGAGCTCTTAGATGTTGAAGACGATGAGGGTGACGTTGAAGTCTCAATGGATGTTGAAGAAGATCTAGGTCTCAACGAAGTCTTTGAAATAGATCCCAAAGTTTTAAAAGAAGAACTTCTAAGAATTAGACGTCTAGTCAGAGAGGCTAAGAGCTTAGCTGATGCTAAAGGCGGAGCAAATTCTATGGAAGCATCATTCGGAGGAAAAGGACACGCAAACGCAGGTCAGAAGAACCAGTTTGGTGGTAAAGGCTCCGGAAAAGGAAATCCATTTGGTGGAGGCTCTGAGAAGGGCGACATCTATAAGGTTAAACTTAATGCTCTTGCAGAGTCGTTAAGAAAAGAGCAGCGCAAGAATCGCTCTCTGGTTACTAAGCTCGATGAATACAGGGGTGCAGTTGAAACACTTCGTGAGCAACTTACAGATCTCAATCTGTTCAACGCAAAGCTACTCTACGTAAATAAGCTTTTTCAAGACAAATCAGTTCCCCCATCACGCAGACGCGCTATGATGGAATCAATTGATTCTGCGAAAAGCTTGAGAGAAGTTAAGCTAGTATATAAGACTCTAACCGAATCTTCAAGAAGAAAGGGAAGTCTTAATGAATCAGCTACACGGTCTCTAGGGTCCTCCTCTAGATCGGTTGGCAGATCTTCTGCAACAAGTACAAACCCCGAGCTTGATCGCTGGGCACTTCTTGCTGGGATCAAAAAATAACAAACTCACGTGTTTTAACACACAACTATAAAGGAAAAAAATAACATGTCTAAGAAATTTACATTAGATCAGCTTACAGAGGGTATTCGTCAAAGAGACGTAGGCCGGCAGTCAGCTCTTCTAACTGAAAAGTGGACACGCACTGGACTCCTCCGTGGTATGGATGACACAGGTCGCGAGAATATGTCTCGTCTCCTGGAGAACCAGGCAGCTCAGCTTCTTCGCGAGCAGTCTTCCATCGGTGGCGGAAATGCAGGCACCACTTCATCTGGCGACCTTCGTGGTTTCACGAATATCGCTTTCCCAATCGTTCGTCGCGTCTTCGGAGGCCTAGTAGCCAATGATCTCGTTTCGATTCAACCAATGAGCCTTCCATCTGGTCTGCTTTTCTACCTCGATTATACCTACGGTGATAACGTTGGTGGTGATGCTAACACACAGACTGGTGCTGAAGGTTCACTCTCACAGCAAACCTACACTAAGGGACAATCAATCTATAACCTTCCAACTGGAAAGGGAATAAGATCTGGCTCTGATGCTGTTGGTGGTCCTTATGACCTTGCTGGAACAGCTTATACTAGAGTCAACACTCAGTTTGCTGCTGGTGAACTTGTTCTTCTCGCTTCAGGCGCTCACGGTAATGATGGAACCTTTGCTGGTGGTAGTCACATGGTTGCATCCGGTGCAGACGGCAAGCTTCTTCAGTTTGATCCTCAAATTACAACAATGATTGAAGATGCTGCATCTACTAACGGTTGGACCCCTAGCGGTGAAGGTCTTTTCCAGGCACTAATCTGGGATGCTAATAACTTCCCTGCCAAGATGGACTTCACAGCTGTTAAGGAAGTTGGCTTGATTGCTATTGATACAACTCCCTGTTTAACAAAGGCACCAATGGTGGTTAACGGAAAAGGGCTTGCTGGGCTTGCTCCAGTTCACGTCATCTCCGCTTCTGATGGTATTCAGGGTGGAAGTGTTGTCAACATTCGACGTCTTAACCAGCTTGGAACTTGGGATGGCTCAAAGTTCACACCCGATCCGATGGTCACTAGATCAACTTCGAATGCTGCTCTATTGACAATTATTTCAGGTACATATAACATGGACCTTGGCAGTACTTCTCGCGTCGGAATCATGAATGGTTTCTCTGGATCATACGTCCAGGCACCTACTCTTGATACAGACTCTGATGGTTCAACCCTTACGATTCCAACTTTTGAATCCAACTTTGAGACATCTCCTCAAATTCAGATTCCAGAGATTGACATCAAGATTGAATCAATTGCTGTTACAGCTGAGACTCGTAAGCTTCGTGCTCGCTGGTCACCAGAACTCGCACAGGATCTTAACGCATACCACAGCCTTGACGCTGAGGTTGAGTTGACCCAGATCCTCTCTGAGCAGATTGCTCTAGAGCTTGATCGCGAGATTCTTAATGACCTCCTTACACAGGCTCAGGGTGCTAACTATTACTGGTCACGTGCTCCAGGCAAGTTCGTTAACAAGAAAACTGGCGCTGTCCAGACTCTAGCTAGTGCACTTCAAACTGGACCTAACTTCACCGGTACAGTTCGTGAATGGTATGAGACACTCGTTGAAACAGTAATTGACGTTGCTAATGAGATTCATCGCAAGACTCTTCGCGGTTCTGCAAACTTCATCGTGGTTTCACCAGATGTTGCAACTATTCTTGAGGCTTCTGTCCTCTACAAGCCTAGTTACAGCCTCGACGGCCAGGGTCAAGTCGGATCTCCATTCCAGCTTGGTGCAGCTCCCGTTGGTAGCTTGAGCAATCGTTTCACGGTCTACAAGGATCCATACTTCCCTCGCAACAAGATTCTTGTTGGATACAAGGGCGGTAGCTATCTTGAGACTGGTTACGTCTACGCTCCTTACGTACCTCTCATTGTCACTCCGACAATCTTCGCTCCCGAAGACTTCACACCCCGCAAGGGCGTGATGACTCGCTACGGTAAGAAGATGGTTCGTGCTGACTTCTACGGTACAGTTACTTGCATGGATATGGATGTAATCTAATCCTAGCAGGTATTAACCTACCTAAGAGGCACCTTTCGAGGTGCCTCTTTTTTTTTACCTTTTTGATATTTTTTATAGTATTTTATATGAATATTGACAATTAGGAATTTTTTATTTTGGATAATTCATATAAAATTAAAAACTGGAATGTAAGTAGCGCATTTCAAAGTGATAAGTGGCTGGCATGGCAAGATAGACTTTGCCATGAGATTAAAAATTTAAAATCACTAGATGAAAAAAATATTAATAAAATAGTAAAAAGAGAATTTCCCAGAGCAAGAGTTGACCTAGTTGTTGGAATGAAAAGATCTGGAAATCATGCAATTATTAACTGGTTTGTTCAGAATTGCTTCGAAAGTCTTGTTTATGCAAATAACGTAACCGGGGAAATACCTGATAGCTGGTCTATTTATAGTGCAGAATATATTACGCCACGAATGATAGATAGGGTTGTTTTATCAGTCGAGCACAAGTCTATTTGTGAATATCAAAGTCTTAATCCTATTTTAATTGCTAGGGATCCGTATAACTGGCTTGCTTCATGGATATCCCATACACATTTTATACCCGAGAATCTTGAGAAAGATATTGACATCTACCTATACAATCTATCTAACCATACTTCAATAATAAGTTTCAACCAGTGGTTTTCCAGTAGGGAATATAGGGATTCTATTGCAAATAAACTAGGAGTTATAAACAGTGATATTAGTATTAATGGAGTTACAAGCTTTGGAAAGGGAAGCTCTTTTGATAAAAAGTCCTTTGATGGAAAAGCTCAAAAGATGAAAGTTCTAAGAAGATGGGAAAAGATGAAAAGTAATAATTTATATGTACACACTATTCAAAAATATGAAAAATGTTTTAGAGATATAAGTGTTGAACATTTTCCAGATATAGATGCTGATCAAATACATAGGTTTCTTGATAGATAGTGATTTTTTATCTCCTGCATAATAATTAACTAAGCACAAGGAGGTTTCCCGTGGGAAAAAAAGCAATAGGAAGATTACTAGGAATAGGTCATAAGATTAGAAAGGGTAGAATTCTAAAGAGAGAAGCAAAACAATCTCAAGAGACTGTTGAGCATGTAGCAGAAGATGTAGTATCTAAAACTGTTGATGAAGAGATTGTGGCAGAAGCTGTTGTAGAAGAAGTTGAAGATGCTGTAGAAGCTCCTGTATCAAAGTCAAAAAGATCTTATGCAAGAAAAAAGAAATCTTCAAAATCATCAAAGTAATTTAATTACAACTTTATTAAATCAACATGCTAGCATGTTTGAAGATATTGTCTGCTTGTGAGGATATTAAAGCTCGTCACAAGCAGATTCTTTTTGCAATGTCTTTACTTGTCGTATATTTAAAATTGGGAGATGTATAGTGGCTAGCTTTGCAGACACAACAAAACCGACTCCATACGGGTTTTATGATGGTGAGTCAAGCTTCCAGACTGAAGCTGACTCAATTCTCACGTTTATCAAAAGAAAGCTGGGCGATGATGTTCTTTCCGTGGAGTTAACAAATAAGCAGGTCTGGGCAACTCTTGAAGAATCAACACTTGAATTTAGCTCAATTTTAAATACATATCAGGCAAAGTCTCAAATCGCAAACTTTTTAGGAATGCCTATAACTGGCTCTGACGGAACAATGTCTGGGTCAGAGGGAAAATACCCTAGAGAAAACTTAGACTATCTTACTAGATTTGCTGAACCATATGCCCAGGAAACAGGAATAGGAGGCTCTTATAACACTGTATCTGGATCAATTAATCTTAAATCTGGACAGCAAGATTACAATATTTATAACTTGCTTAAAGATTCAAGTGATGAGCTTATTTTTTCGTCTAGTTTAAATACTAAAAATAGTAAGATGCAAATAGTAGAGGTATTTCACTTCAGCCCACAAGCTGCATATAGGTTTTTTGATACAACTTCAGCAATAAACTATCTCAACAATGAATTCTCATTTGAGTCATTTACACCAGAAACAATATTCTATGTTCTTCCCGTATTTGAAGATATTCTTAGGGCAGGACAATTAGACTTATCCAATAGAGTGAGAAGATCAAACTACTCTTATAAAGTTTCTGGACAAAATATAAGAATTTATCCAATGCCTTCAGGCGAGCCTACACAGCCCAAACAACTATGGATAAGAGTTAAGTTTTACTCTGATCCGCTTAACACTCCGTATAGGGATGACACGATTGTCGGAGTTTCAAATTTATCTAATTTGCCCTTTGGAAATATCCCATATACTAATATAAACAGCATTGGTAGACAATGGATTAGACAGTATTCATTAGCACTTTCTAAGGAGCTTTTAGGGCAAGTTAGATCAAAATTCTCAAATGTTCCAATCCCGGGATCAGAGCTCCAGCTTAATGGAAAGGATTTAATAACTCAAGCTAGGGAGGATTTAAAAAGCCTTCAAACACAGCTTAGAGAGATGCTTGATACAATGACATATGACAAGCTAATGGAGATGGCTGCTACGAGAGCTGAGTTTGTCAATAAACAACTCAAATTTATTCCAATGCCTAACGGCTTAGCAATTTTCATGGGATAGATTATGAGTAGACTTTTTATAACACCCAGAGAAATTAACTTTATCAATGATATTGGAAAAGAAGTTATCAAAGATGTTGTCGGACAGGCAATTTATTATTACACAATCTCTACGACTAAGTCAAATGTTCATGATATATACGAAGAGTCAACGAAAAAAGTTTTTGAAAATCCAATAAAGATCGATGCACTAGTCAAATATCAACCTCAGGATATAAGGGCAAATAAGTTCGGAAGTGAAGAATACTATACTATCGAAGCATATGTTCAAGAGAGAGATCTAATTGATAAAGGGATATCAGTTCAAGAGGGCGATTTTTTTAGCTATGGCGAGGTTTTCTTTGAAATTATAACAGTTCCTGATTCTAGCACAATATACGGTGAAGTTGAACATAAGGGCTTCGTAACAATTACAGGAAAGCAAGCAAGAAAAGGTCAATTCGAAACACATATTTTTGGCCCAACAGACGAAAGATACTCAGACCCAGATGCTGTACAGGATACATTTTATCAGCAAAGAGGTTTTGCAAAAAATCAAGAGGGAGTTACTGGGGACGTACGTGAGCTTCAGAAGAATGATGTCCTAGATAAACCAATATCGGGGCCACAGAGTGTCTCAGACGAGGCAGGGAGCAATGCTGGGCCAGGTTTTTATGGGGATGACTAGGGTATGTTATGAGTATTGAAGATAGAGATTCACTACCTGAGGCGAATGACTTTAGTCTACCATCAGCAGGAATAGAAACTGTAGATCGTGCTGTATTTAATCTTTTTGACAAAGATCTACCCTTTCAGGTCAAGATTGACGATCAGTCTACAAAGGTCCCAGTTGTATTTTCTACGGGTGAGCGATTTGCACTAACGAGAAGAAATTCACCAATAAGAGATAGAAATAATACAATTATACTTCCTGTTATTGCAATTTATAGAAAGTCAATAGATATATCTCCGAGTCAAGGTGGATATGGTACCCCCATAGCTTTTAGAGACCAGCCCTTATACACAGTAAAGAAAAGACTCTCACCGAAAGATAGAGATTATCAAAATATTATCAATAGATTCGGTATAATGAATCAAAAGAATGTATCTAGTAGAGAAAATTTTTCAAAGACTGATATTTTTCCAGGAAATGAAGCAAAGCCTGGTACACTTGCGACCAGGAGAAATGGAAAAAATTTATCTTTAGTGGCTGATAAAACTGTAACATCTCTAAATAATAGGCTTACAGATAATATATTTGAGATAATTACTGCCCCCTACCCAACTTTCATGGTTGTATCTTATGAAATAGTTTTCTGGACCCAGTATGTTCAAAATATGAATAAAATGATAGAAGTTATGATGTCAAGATTTTCTGGACAAGATACAGGTTTCAAGATGACCACAGCAGAAGGTCTCGAATATGTTGCATTTATTAAATCACCACTTGCATCTGCTGATAATTTTAATGATTTTTCCAAAGATGAGAGAATTATTAGATATAACTTTAATATAGACGTTCCCGCGTATATCTTTGCTTCAAAGGAGGCGGGCTTACCCAGCCCGTTTAGAAAGTATCAGTCTGCACCACAAATAGAGTTCGGATATCAACAAGTTGATAATAAAGTATTTACAACTAGCAAAAATCCTGAAGACGTTGTTGATCAAAATGATTTTATTCTATCTGAGATAGAGTCAGAGTCAATGACAGAACTCAAAAGAGGCCAAACATCAGCAAAAGTTTATGAAACTATAAAAAATCCATTTACCGGCCAAGATTCAACACACGTTGCAAAGATAGTCTCTAAGAATGAAAGAACTGGTGAGACAGTTGCCAGTGGAAGAATAGAGATAGATTTACAAACAACGTTAGATTCACCTACATCTGAATAGTGTTTTTTGATCTCGTAAGAGATAGTTATACCTGTATAGAGTAGAACAGGAGATTTGTCAATGGCTGAGCAGATATTTAAATCACCCGGCTTCTTCGAAAGAGAAATAGACCTATCACAAACTCAAACTTCGGTCTCCGGAGTTCCAGCTGGAATTGTCGGTACAGCACAGATGGGTCCAGCATTCGTACCGGTTACTGTCGGATCTTTTGTAGATTTTGAGAATAGATTTGGATCACTTGATCCGGACTTATTTGGACCTTACGCGGTTAAAGAGTTTTTGAATAACAGGACAGCACTAACTTATGTTAGAGTATTGGGTGCGGGCGCAAATATAAAAAATTCAGATATTGAGACAACCCTCGTCGCAGACACTGTCCGGGGCGCTGGTTTTGTAATAGAGGGAACTTTGCCCGCCGATGGCCACTTGCCAGAGGATGGACGTCTAAACGGATCCTTGACATTCCTGGTTGCAAGACACTATGTCTCTGCCTCAGAGGCAGTAGGATATCCGATCTTTACTGATAATGATTCCACACCGCTGAGCCTCAACACAGTCAATCTTGTTCGCGGAATGATAATGCCCGCATCAGGGACAAGAATTCAAATTTTAACTTATGCGTCTGCAACTTTTGGAACTACACTCTCGACAAATAACGATTCTGCATCACCCAATAGTGATGGTCTTTTTAAGCTAGTCATATCTTCTTCTGCTGGTTCCAGTTTTGGTTCAACAGATGGGTATCCCGGGGTCAAAGTTCTAACAGCATCTTTAGATCCAGCTCATCCTGCATATATCGCTAATGTTCTCAATACTGATCCAGAACAGTTTCAGAAAGAGCAGCATCTTCTTTATGCTGATTTTGCTGTTGAGAAAGAAATAGCTGAGGTTGATAGAGGCTCTACAGCTAGGCTGTGGGCTGTTAAATCAGGTTCAGTAGGCCTCACCTCAGGATCTATTGCAGGCTCTAGTAATTGCGGATTAGGTTCTAGTGTTAGTTTTAATAACCTCTACGGAAGATTTGATACAAGATATAAAACACCTACAACAACAATGTTTATCTCTCAGATGTTTGGCGTGGATGAATATGATCTCTTCAGGGTTGAGACAATTTCCGATGGTGCAGTTGCAAATACAAAGTTTAAGATCTCAATAAGGGATATTAAGAAGTCAGCAGATCCAGGAGCTGATCCGTATGGAACATTTACTCTTGAAGTTAGAGATTTTAACGATAGTGATACAAATCCACAAGTCCTAGAAAGGTATGGAAATTGCTCATTAAACCCGCAAAGCGATAATTATGTTTCTAAGCTGGTCGGTGATTATCATGCTTATTATAATTTTGACTCTTCAATAACTGCAGAACAAAAAGTTATTGTAACTGGAAAATATCCAAATATCTCGAGAAGAATTAGAATTAAGGCATCTGGCCCACTAGAAGAGGGGCTTGTTCCGCCAAGCGCGCTTCCATTCGGATTTAGAGGCCTTCCTTCACTCAAGACCAATGATACTTTAACAGACGGCCCAATAGCACTAAAAGGGATAGCTGCTCCCGCGGGAACTACTCGCAGGCTTACAATGACACTTCCCGCCGGTGCACTAAAAACAAGCATGCCGTCCACACAAGATGCAGTTGGTAATATATCAGGATCTATAGTTCCGCCGGTTCCCATGAGATTCAAGTGTACACGCGGTGCCGTTAAAACTTCTGCAGGATTCCTTGGTGAGCCAGGATCGCTAGAGGAGGCTGACTCGCGGTTTTACTGGGGAGTTAAGTTTGAAAGGCTAGCAGTTTCAGGCAATATATATAGTAATACTATTTATACATCAAACCTTGGACAAGATCCTAACAGACTAATAACAGCATACTCAAGACTACTTGGAATTCAAAAGCTTGATGTGTTTACCACAGGATCCGGTGCTGATAAATTCAACAATAATAAGTTCACTCTTTCAAGAGTTGCACTTTATAATAGTACTGGATCTGCAACCTCTGTTACAAATGCAGTCATATCACAGGTAACGGGCTCCGTTTCAGATCATATGCTACAAGCAGCGTATATAAGAGACGGTGTTATCGATCCTACATGGTACACTGTTGCTGACAATACAAGATCGCCTGATTTTCAAAGATTAACGTTTGGATCGCTAGCTGCACTTACATCGTCTGTTTCTTTCAATAGATTTAGTGATTACACCAAGTTTACTAATATGATGTACGGCGGGTTTGATGGTCTGAACATTCTAGACTTCAATATGGCAAACATGGATGATAAATCAACGTCAGCCGATGCAGGTGGTTTAGCAACCGGTCTAAATCTAGATATTGGTCTAAAATATACAGCAAATGCATTTGGAAAAGGTCCGACAAATGCTGCAATTCACTCTTATAAGACAGCAGCAAAGATATTAACTTCTGATGTTAGCTCTAGGGTCAACATTATTGCAATCCCGGGAATTAGAGATACAGCATTATCAGATTACGTAATGCTAAGATTAAAAACTTTCGGAAGAGCTTTCTATGTAATGGATATTCCATCATATGATGCAGGCGGTCTACGACTCTTTGCCGATAGCGAGAATTCTCCCAATGTTGAGAAAACTGCAAACAAGCTAGCAGGAAGGGGAATTGATAATAACTACGTTGCAACATATTTCCCGGATGTGACTATATTCGATGCAACTAACAATCGCCCTGTTAGGGTGCCTTCGTCAGTTGCTGCAATTGGTGCACTTGGCTATAATGATAACGTATCATACCCGTGGTTTGCACCGGCAGGATTTAATAGAGGTTCACTAGGATTTGTATCAAACCTTGGTGTAAGATTAAATCAGGCAGATAGAGATTATTTATACGAAAATAGAATCAATCCAATTGCTTCATTCCCATCAGCTGGTTTTGTAATATTCGGACAGAAGACTCTGCAGGTAATGAAAAGTTCTCTCGATAGAGTCAATGTTAGAAGAATGTTACTTGAGGTTAAAAGAGTAGTAAGTGATGTTGCAACAAATCTAGTATTTGAGCAAAATACCCCCGCAACCCGAGCAAGATTTGTAGCAGAGGTAGTACCTCTACTTTCCAATATTCAAGCTCAACAAGGAATCGATCAGTTTAGAGTTGTTATGGATTCTTCAAATAACACCAATGAAGATATTATCAATAACATCTTAAATGGTCGGATAGTTATGGTTCCGACAAGGGCAGTAGAGTTTATAGCTATAGACTTTATTATCACAAATGCAGGTGTAGATTTTGTTTAACCAATAGTTAATCATATAAAACGGAGTTCAATTAAATGCCAGAGAAAATTTATAAAAGCGCAGGGGTTTTCGCAACCGAGACAGATCTCTCCCAGCCTTCACTTCAAGGGCCAACAGGTATACCAGCAGGTGTCATTGGAACTTCAACTGAAGGTCCGGCTTTTGTTCCCATTACTGTTGCTACATTTACAGATTTTAAGGCTGTATTTGGAGATACGGATGGTAAGAAATTTGGCCCTATGGCTGTCTATACCTTCCTTAACAAAGCAAATGCATTGACCTACGTAAAAGTACTGGGAACAGGTGACGGCAAGAAGAGAGCAACGGCTTCAGGAAAAGTAAATCGGGCCGGATATACAGTTGGCGGCCAGATGATTCAAGATAACGGAATCGTAGGGGCCAACCCCAAAGCTGCCGCTGGTATTGCCGGCGGTGCTGGTGGAGCTCCAGCCTTAGGGCGAACTTATATCTTAGGCTGTTTCATGTCAGAATCAGCAGGGTCTACTGTCTTCCAGGAAGCTGGGCTGGTATCAAAAGGTGCACTTACGGGCTCGGTGCCCATCGTTAGAGCAATCTTAATGTGCCCTTCTGGCGTCATGCCTCGACTTTCGTGCAGCTTTGCAGTTGGTACCGAGGCTGGAGGTACCATTCCTAACCACATTACTGCCTCTTCTGGTCCTGCGAACGAAGCGCTCGTCCAGGATGGAAACGGTAAATACATTAAGGGAGGAATGTCCGGAACAGTTAATCTAGAGGCCGACACTTTCGTTCTTCTTCTAAATGGCCACAAGGCGACAGCAGCCAGCCCAAATATGATCACAGCCTCGTTCAACTCAACGGACTCCTTCTGGCTAGGCTCCAGTGCGGAGATAAACAGAGACCCATACAAGATTCAAGAGAAGGGTCACTATCTTTACTGGCATTCAGATATCAATCCGGCATTTGCAGTCGTTACAGGAAGCGGTGTCTTGCCTGACCAGATTTACAAAGACTCAGCTGGAAATCAGTTCGAAAACGCTGCATTTATTACATCAGGCTCGGCAGGTAGAAATACAGCTGCAATTGGAAAGCCTAACTACGAGTCATTCGAAGAGAGGTTTCAAGCTGCAAGGACTCCATTCTTTATCTCACAAGATTATGGTGGGACAAAGTATGACCTATTTAGAATTCATGCACGAGGAGATGGAAAAAATCCGGGTGAGAGATACAAGATTTCTATTCAGAGCATATCGCCTAGACCTGACACAGCTACTAACAAGTACGGAACATTTGAAATCCTTGTTAGAGAGTTTAATGATGGTGATGATTCATTCTCTGCGCTTGAGACATGGGCAGTTACTTTAGATCCATCTAGCGAGAGGTACATAGGAAGAGTGATTGGAGATCAGTATACTTATTATGATTTCGATCAGTCCCCAGGTAGCCAAAAACTAGTTGTTAAAGGAAATTTTGCTGGAAACTCATCTAGGATTAGAGTTGAGATACCTCGTGCACTTGAGCTAGGAAGAGTACCAGTGGATGCACTTCCAATGGGCTTCCGCGGACCAGATCACCTCGTAACTTCCGGTACTAATCCGCTAGCTTCGATTACCGACTACCAGGTGACCGAGGGAGCAGGCTCAGGTTACACTGGCTTTATTCACGGATATTCTGCGGCTAATCCGTTCATTAAGAGAGCTGTTGAATTGCCTCTACGTTACAGAAAAGATATTCGAATGGGAATAGGTGCTACTACGTCGACTATCACTGAGGTCAATGCAAATGCAAATCTTTTCTGGGGAGTTCAATTCAGAAAGCGTGTAGCAGATAATATTATTACTGATTCATTTGGAGTTGATTCACTTCGAAGCTTAAATGAATCAAGCGCTGACTTTGATCTGTCAATGGTGGATAGAACATACTTCTTCCCACAGTTTAATCCAACAGGTTGGAACTTCTCTGTAGGTAACAATCCCGGTGAAGCAGATTCTGCCGGGACAATTCTTGACTGCGATAGATTTAATAACAATATTTTCACTCTTGAAAGACTTAGGGTCAAGACTGGCTCGATTGGAGACATAGCAGATTCTGACATTAAGATGTGGGGAAGTGCTTCATACATTAGAGATGGCAATATCGTCGTTGGAATGGGAATGAGGGCACTAAAGGTTAGTGACCTTGTTCAGGATGCAGGAAACCAGCAGTATGCAAAATATTCCGTTCTGATGCAAGGTGGTTTTGACGGTCATGATATCTTTAACAAGGATAGATCAAAAATGTCATCTGCTGCTTGCAAGAGAGAGATCGATGATGAGCTTAATCAAGGCGGTAAAAGCGGACCTACTATAGCTGCATACAGAAAAGCAATAGATATTATGGGTGTCAAGTCTGATGTCGAGATTAATCTTCTTGCAATTCCCGGAATAAGGCATTCCAGCGTTACAGATTATGCCATATCAACAGTTGAAAATCGTTTTGATGCTTTTTATATTATGGATATTGAACAAAGAGACGGATTTAACAAGGTTATGACAGGATCAAAAGATGTAGCAGGGAATGATATTATTCCAAGTACAACATATACAGCAGCTGCATTTACATCTCGTGGGCTTGATAGCTCGTTTGCTGGAGCATATTGGCCAGATGTCAAAATCGATATAGGTGACGGTAAAGGAGTTCAGAGTGCACCAGCTAGTGTTGCAGCTCTCGGCGTAATGTCACAAAACGATGACAGGGGAGAGCCCTGGTTTGCCCCAGCGGGTTACAATAGAGGTACAGTAGATGCTAGTATTAACGGAACATTATTCCCTCTAGAAAGAGAAGATCTTAATAAGCTTTACGATGTTTCAATAAATCCGCTAGCTACGTTTGCTGGAAAGAATGCTGTCGTCTGGGGTCAAAAGACACTCCAGGCTAATGCATCAGCACTAGATAGAATTAATGTTAGAAGGCTTCTTATAAATATTCGTAGAAAGGTTAAGGCAATTGCAAATTCTATGCTTTTTGAGCCAAATCGACAGGAAACTCTTGATAGATTTAATGCTCTAGTCAAGCCTATTATGCAAAAAGTTCAAAATGAACAAGGCGTCGATAGATACAAAGTTATTATTGACACTACAACAACCACGGCAGCGGATATAGAGAACAACACAATTAGGGGCAAGATATACTTGCAACCTACAAGAACTGCAGAGTTTATTGCGCTTGACTTTACAGTTGCAAACGCTAGTAATTTTGACAGTGTTTAAAGCAAAGTAGCGTTATAATTATTAAATGAAAACTTAGGAGATTATTCAAATGGCAGAAACACTTTCAGTTAGCGAAATGCTACCTAACAAATTTGAACCCAAGCGTCAGTTTCGCTGGGTCTTCGCTATAGAGGGAATAGATTCATTCCTAATGAAGACCGCAGCAAGACCTCAAATGCAGTTTCAAGAGTTAGCAATTCCTTTCATCAACTCTTATAGGTATCTAAGCGGTCGCATGCAGTTTCAAACAATGAGCATCTCCCTTTATGATCCCATTGCACCGTCTGGTGCCCAACAAGTTATGGAATGGATAAGAACTCATTATGAATCCGTCTCAGGGCGTGCAGGCTACGCTGATTTTTACAAGCGAGATATTCAAATTAAACTTCTAGACCCTATTGGAACTGTCGTTGAAAGATGGGATATGAAGGGTACAATGATTAACTCGGTTAATTTTCAAACTCTTACGTATGATACAGATCAAACTCCAGTAACAATTGATTTAACTCTTAGATACGACAACTGTGTATTGCAGTACTGATTTAGAAAAATAATCCAATCTCCTTTTAAAAACCCGGTAAATCTTGCCGGGTTTTTTATTTACATCTCAACAGTGCGTATGTAGACTTTTAAAGGAGAAAATAAATAAATGAGTGACTTAATTGAAAAGCAAGATCTTGTAAAGGAAACGTTTAATTGGGAAATTCCTATAGAGTCTGTTCCATTGCCTTCGCAGGGTAAAGTTTATCCACCAGGAACAAGCCTTCACAATAGAGAGTTTATTGATATTAAATCAATGACAGCTAGAGAAGAGGATATATTAATGTCCTCAGCGCTAATTAAACAAGGAAAAGTTTTAAGCCAACTATTGTCTTCTTGTATAGTTGATAAAACAATAGATCCTAGTGATCTGCTATCTGGTGATCGCAATGCTATTATGGTTTCAATTAGAATTACAGGTTATGGCGCCAACTACGATGCTATAACAATTTGTCCAAAGTGTTCTGCAAAGTCAACACAGAGTTATAATCTAGGCGATCTTTCAATCAAAAGACTAGAAATTCAACCCGTTGGCGAAGATCAGAATGTATTTCAATTCAAGCTTCCAGTAACAGGAAAAACAGTTTATTTTAAGTTTCTATCAGGGAAAGAGGAAGAAGAGAGAAGTATTTCTATTTCTAGAATGAGAAGGTTGACAGGGGGAAAATCTGTAGATAGGGACGTAACTTCAAGACTTGAATATCAAGCTGTAGCAATTGACGGGATTGAGGATAGGAATGCAATAAGCCAGTTTATTTCCAAAATGCCTGCAAGAGATTCACGTGCTCTAAGAAAATATATAAAAGACAATGAACCTGGAATTGATCTTTCTGTAGATATGAAATGTCCGGAATGCTTAAAGCAAGGGAGGGTGGCGCTTCCAATTGGCGCCAGCTTTTTTTGGCCTGAATAGTAGCAATAGAGAAGTTTTTCTAGAGGAAGCATTTCTCTTGCAGTATCATCTTAAGATGCCTTATAGCGATATTAGAAGTTTGCCATTGCCCTATAGAAGATGGTTTATAACTCGACTTTCTGACGAGTTTAAAAAGAAAGCAGATGCTCAGAAAAAAGCTAGCGATGACAATAAAGGGCTTGTTGATATCCCTATGGGTGAAGCTATGGATTCTATAACTCAGAACAATACTGGGCAGCCTGGAACACCTAGAACCTTTAAATTTAGGGATTAGTAAACTTTTGAACTGCATATTTACATGTAAGGAGCGATTTCTATGGCAGGCGACGGACTGACAGATGCACAATATGATGACTTAGTAGACGATATTACTAGTGCTATTGAGGCCGGCTTTAGAGGTGCTGACTCTTCTGACCCTAGAGATCGATCAAGGCGAAGACAAAGAGATACTGAGGAAGATTTGTACGAGTCAGAGCGAAGACGCCGCAGGCGGCAAAGTGATGCTGTCGGGGGTAATTCAGAAGCCGCAAGGATGTTTGAAGACTTCTTCCAGCAACTTAGAAATATACCGGGAATGTCTCATCTTCAAGTTCTTGAAAGAGAGATCACAGGTTTTGCTGATGATGATTTTATTCGAAGAATGCAAGAGCTTCAGAATCAATTTGGCGGCCTTGCAGGAAAAGCGGGCGAAACTTTTAGAACTGGGCAGTCATTAGCACATAAATATAGGGACTCATATATAGATTTCCAAGAGCAACTAGCTGGCGTTAGCGAAACAGGCAATGATTCAGTTCGAGGTCTCGGTGTAAGCTTAAGGGCACTTGTCGGTGATGCTAGAGAGACTCAGCTAGCATTTGAAGCCATGACAGAAGGCTCAAGAGGTTCAGCTGATGGATTTAGATTTGCCCAAGTAGCTTCTGGGGACCTAATGAGAGAGATGGCAGTCTTCGGTGAGCGCATGGATCTCAACCGCGGTCAGATTACCACCTTCCTGTCACGCGAAATAGATCTTGGAAGAGAATCTGGTGAGATGTTACGAAACTCTGCTGTATTTGCAAAACGTGCAGCAAATATTACAGGAGACTCAGCTAAGGAAATTTTAAATACTATAGAAGCACTTATCAAGGACACAGAGAGATATGGAAATGTCTCAGAAGATGAAATGGCTCAAATTGGTGCATCTCTTAGGGTTCTAGGGCTTGACTACCAAGAGCTTAACGGTATGGTTGACAAGTTCTTTTCCTTTGACTCTGCTGCCCAAAGTGTTTCAGCACTGACAACAGTCTTTGGAGTCCATATTGATGCCATGGAAGCTATGAGATTAGCCAACTCCCCTGACAGAATGGACTTCCTGAACTATATTCGAGATCAATTCTTAGCAACTGGTAAGGCAGCCGAAGATATGACGCTAGCAGAGCAGCGACTAGTTCAGCAGCAACTAGGTCTATCTTCTGTAAGCGCTGTTAGTAGACTATTCGATCCAACAGCAGATCTTTCGACGCTTGATGATTTATCAGCACAAACAGCTATAGGCGCAGGAGAATTTGAGGAAGCTATTCAGGAGCTTGAATCTGAGGTTCGGCAGTTTGGCTCTGGGACTGCTGATACACTTGACCAGCTTGCAGATGCATCTCATAGAGCTCTTATTGTAGGATTGCAGAGAGATATTCTTGGTGTTGTCACTCAGATTGAAGAGTTTAGAGGGCTGGTAGATCCAACAGCGCAAGGTATGGGTAACGTTGCACGCAGACAATCTGGTGTTGGTAATGCTTTTTCACATACAAATGCAGAGCTAGCAAGATTTTCTAGGCAGCAAGAAGAGCTCAGAGAAGTCATGATTCAAGGGGGTCGAGATATGAACGAAGCTATTGATGAAACTCTCGAAGAATCAAGCGATGCATATCTTAGGGGTTTCCCCGCGCGTGATACATCAGGGCGGACGGTCGGTGAGGTGATGAGGACGGATCTTACAGACAATATGGAAAGTGCACAAGCAGCCATTGAACAGTCAATAATTTCATTGGACGGAAGTTTTAAAACAGCATTTGATGGTATAGACGCCATGAATACTCACAGTCGGGAAGTTCTAGAGCAAACGACAGGTGCCCTGGGAATTCGCTTTGAAGATCTTGCCGATGAGCGAAAACGGGAACTACTAACCCAGCTCGATATAACTGAAACAGTGCTTCAAGGAATTTTTAATGATGATCTCACAAATACATCAGAGAGACGTCTATCTAGAAATATTCAAAGGACTCTTAGGGAGGCTCAAGAGCTTGCTGATCAAGCTGGAGGCCAGGAGCTTTTTGAGGGCCGACTGGAATATCTTTCAAGAGAGCACGGTGTTAACCAGGCTGCACTGCGCCTCAGCATGGAAGATGAGCACGGAGATGTTGAACAAGGTGGATCAGATCTCCTCTTTAGAACACTCTTAGAAAAAAGTAATCAATCAAGTGCTCGGGCTCCTGCACAGCCGCAAGCCCCTGCAGAATCAGCCCAGGCATCCGCAACTCTTGAAGCTAACTCTGCAGAGCTCGCAGCCATTGCTACAAGAATTGAAGAGGGCCAGAATAACCCGCAACCCATAGAAATTACTGTAGACCTCGCCGCTGCCCCAGTCATAGTGAATTTGGATGGAAGAGCGATAGCACAATCAACTATTAACCTTGTTTCGGGTCCATCTCCAATTTCCGCAGGCGCAGGCGGTGATGCAGTTACACTACAAACAAGACAATTAAACGCGAGGACTTGATAGTGGGAAAGATAATTGAAGAAGTAAAAAACTCTAGGCTAATTAAACATCTTTCAAAAGATCTTTCTCGGGAAGAGCATGAGGATTTTAATAGCTGGCTTGAAAAGACAATTGGCGCCGTTGATAATCTTACTTCGTTAATACATAATTTAGGGGCGACTGATGATTCTGCGGAAACCCTGGCATCAACATTAAATCATATTCTCTCTGAAGAGGGTGTTAAAGAGGTAAACGAATGGCTAGAGAAAAATTAGGGGCTTTCCTTTCTGGCCCACCTCAGTACGGATTCACAGCTGATCAGACCAGGATTGCATATACACCTTCAGATGTAGTTGAAGGTGATTTGGGCATCGACCCAAGGTCAACAAAAGAGCTAATAGGCTTTTCCGAAGGTGGAGAAATTGAGGGCCAACCAGGCAATAGCCTGATCAATGATTTTCTTCACTATATAACGCATGATGCAAGAAACTACTATGAGATAAAGGGAGGGGCAATTCCAGCACCAGGTCTTGCACATATTACACCTGATGGAATACCTAGGGCTGCAAAGTCAGCAGAGTCTGCAAATGGTGATAATGTTTTTGTCAAGACAGACGGCTCAGATCTCGACGGCTTGGGTGCATCAATGTCAAGATATTCAAATAGCGGATATTTTCAAAATACTACTGATGAAAATACCCTAGGGAAGATTATAACAAAGTACAATAACTTAACTCCAGAAGAAGATACGGGTCCCGGTCCGCATACAGGAAATAAATTGTTGACATCCATAGTTGGTAATGAACCCAATTCAAGTGATGCAACATTTATAGATGCACAGGTTGACGATGCAACACAAAATTCAATTATCGAAGTTCAGACAATGCTCGGTGTCAACAATAGATTTAACACAGAAAATTCAAGGGCATATGCTCCATTCGATGCTAGCAATCTAGATTCAGCAATTGAGGATGGTACAGACGAAATTGGTACTCGCACAGCTCAGTCAAAGTTTGGCATATTTGATAAAGATGCGCCCATTATGAAAAATAGTGAGCTTGTTAATGTCGCCAGGTCTATGATGCTTAAGTCTCTTGGCCTTGATTATACATCAGAGCCAGGCAATGCAAAGGATCCAAATTCAGACGGATCATATGACGCTGATTTTGTTAGCAGCATTGGTGCAACCCAGCTTGGCTACATGCCTAATAAAAATAAAAATCCCAGTGCAAAAGAATCAAAAGGTGCACCCACCAATCCTGGATTAAACTCGTCTCCTTTTGATGGCGGTGCATTTGAAACTGGTGGTAAAAGATCGTCATACGGAAGTAGCTATGATAGTCACTTGCAATATAATAAATTTTCTAATAATACAATTAAACTGCGAGCAGCTGCAGTTGTTATTGCAATGGTATATGCAGCAAAGTCTGTAAAGGATGATTTGACATTTTCTTCATATACGTCTAGTGATATTGACTTGAATAGAGCACGTGGAATTCCAGGTCAATCTATAAGATTTGCCGCAGATGCAAAAACACAAATGTTCAATAGGTATGTTATTCCACAAACACGATTTCCACTTGACGATTGTTTAAATGCTGGAACACAACTTCTTTTCAATATAAGCTTTGAAGACATTGATGAAACATCTGCAGTAACTAAAAAGGAAGATGTTCAGAGTTACAAAAATGTTAATGAGTCAGCAGGGTTTTGGTATTCAGTAGGTAGAACAATTCTTCAAAGATTTGAGGAAAGGTCTGGGGCAATTGATGAAGCAGTTGAAGAGTACACATCTGATCCAAATTCTACAGGTGTTGCAATATTTGGGCTATTGTCTCGAACTGGAATTGTCGGGATTATAAATACGATTGCACAGATTGGGGATAAAGTACTTTATAGTACAGGAGGAGTCAAGGTCTCAGAATCACCAGGGAATGTTCCCAGGCCATGGAATGTAGATAATCTTCCAGACTCAGGGCAGACCAGACAGTCAAAAAGTAGATCACAGACAGGCTTGACAGAGAATTCACTTGCGTGGAGGGGAAGTACTGCACCATCAATGTATCTTTTACCTAGAAATGTTGTAAGGGCAGCAGTTGAGATGGGTGCAATGGCATATGGCGCAAATCCTGTCAAGGCTCATACTGCAACGCCCATCATAGAGAAGTCATATATTGATATTAATGGATTTAATATAGGCGGGGGGGAGGCGAAGACAACAAGGTCTCGAATACCTACAGATGTTAGAAGAATGATTGAGAATGATCTAGATGCTGAATATGTACCGTTCTATTTTCATGATATTAGAACAAATGAAATAATTGGCTTCCACGCATTTTTAAATAGTCTTTCAGATACCTATTCACCAAGCTTTACATCCACATCTGGATATGGAAGAATTGAACCTGTTTTTACATACAAAGATACAAAACGCTCATTGAGTTTTAGCTTTTATGTTGCAGCAACATCTAAAGAAGATTTTGATGAAATGTGGTTCAAGATTAATAAATTGACATCAATGGTTTATCCGTCCTGGACTAGTGGAACTCGAATGTTTGATGTAAAGTCGAATGTTATAACACAGCCATTTTCACAGAAGATAGGGGCAACACCACTCATTAGACTTAGAATTGGCGATGTTGTAAAGAGCAACTACTCAAGATTTAATCTGTCAAGACTTTTTGGTGTAGGTGATGATCTAGGGTTTAGGATTTCAGACGATACATTTACAGGAGCGAATGCATCTGGATTGCTAAATATGGATACTGGATGGAAGGGCAAACTGAGAAAAGCATTGACAGACTTTCAAGTTGACTACGTTTTTAATCTTATGTTTGGATCGCCTCTCACATTTCTTGGAACCGGAGCAGCAGGAGAGGGTAATTTAATGAGATTGGGTCGTGGATTGATGTCGCAAGGAATGAGAGCGTTAGGCGGAAATGCTCTTATCAATCCAGTTGGCGCAATCATGATTCTTCCTCACTTTGCAAACCCAGATGGAACTATTTCAACGCCCATGGAAAGCGGTAATGTTGTATCTGACTGGCTAGAAAAACAATCAAGAAATCTTAGAGATGGTGATAGTGACGAGAAAGGCGGCTATGTAAAGAGTAGTGGTGGTCTCAAGGGAAGCCTGCCTATACTAAAACCAAGTAATGATATTGGATATTATCTTGTACAGACTTCAGGCGGAGATATTACTACAACACGAATCAGAACAACAATACCATATCGTGTTAAGGTCATGGATAAAAGGGTAGTCTGCATTGATTCAATAAAATTGGGTGACTCAGATCCTGGATCTTACGAAGGGGGAACTTCAGATAGAAATCTTTCTCGAACAAAAATTCAGTATGATGTACAGCTTTTTGATATGGATGCACCCAATCTCGGCTCACATTTTATTAGAGTCTGGCATGAAGATCTAATGCCAAACCCAGATAAACTCTTTATGAACAATGTTGCACCTTTTCTTGATGTCCTCGGATGGGCTGCAGGAATGTTACAAGAAGTTATATATCAGCAAGGAGCAGCTAAGCTTGGTGTTCCGGCTGATACTCTTAATCTTACAACAACAAATGCTCAGGAGTTTATGCATCCAGTAAACAATAGTATTACGCGAGCTTTCGAAGAGTCTGGGGGCCGTGGCCTTGCAGGAGTTATACAGAGCCTATCTTACGACTGGCTAGACGCATCTTCAACGTGGGAAGTTGACTGGGGTTCACGGGCTCCCAAGGTTGCAAAAGTTACTGTTAGTTTTGATGTAATTCATGATATTCCTCCCGGACTTGATCACGGAGGATATAACAGAGGTCAATCATACAATGTTGGAAGTATTAACAATGCTGCAATGGGTGATGCAGATTCTGATCACGGTATAGGATCTAAGTCTGCTTACAAGAGAGCTGGACTCGCTGGCGTGCAGAAGTTGAAAAAGGAGTAGGGGGGATATATTAGATGTCACTTGGAAGATATACATACGCTTCATTAATAGACAGCGGAAGAGGAAAAGCTAATCCGAGAATCTCTAGTAAGATATTTCTTGGAGTAACAACGGGGGCAATACCATTTCAATCAAGACAGGTTGAACTGGGTGAAAGGCTTGATACTATTTCTGCTGAGAAATATGGAACACCTGATTTCTGGTGGGTTATTGCTGCAGCATCGGGTATTGGGTGGGGTTTACAAGTTCCCAGAGGAACTATTATTAGAATTCCAAATAATATATCGTCTATTCTTTCTTTGTGAGATAATTTATGGGACTAGGAGATACAATTAGAGAATGGTGGACAGCTAGTGCTGAAGGTACTAGTCTGCCCCCAGAGAATAGGCTTGATTTTGCAGTTAGGGATTTAATTAAATTCTATGCTGTCGACTCTATGAATGTTATCACAAACTATACAGATTATGAAGATGAGTCAGGGCATATTGGGCTAGATGCTGGAGACATAGCAGAGCTTCAGGAGAATGCAGAAGCATATCAAAAGATTAGATCTATGTTTCAAGATACTAGTTCTGGAGCACTTGGAATAGAAGATATTATGTCTGAGCTAGAGGAAAACTGTCTCCCTGCGCTAGGTGAGGATACACTGAAGAGTTTAGTTGCAGTAAAGTTTGAAAAGTGGGCAAATTTTAAAGTAAATGAAACTAAGCATAGTGATAAATTTGGTGTCATGGATCAGTGTGGATACCTCGTAGATTCCCCTGTTGGAAAAGATACAGACGTAGAACAGGGCCTGAATGAAAAGAGGATACCACCCATGGGCGGAAATGAAGAAGGACCCGCTGACGGTGTAACAAATCCGTATCTTTCAGGAATTATGCTAAACTCGCCCAGATTATGTCCGGCAAATGCTAGATCAACTGCAGGGTCTATATTCTTTAATTCAATTCCTACACAAGAAATGTCACAATGTGCACCAATTATTGGAATTGATTTTGTTTCTGAGACAAACTATATTACAGATGGCAGCAGGCTAATGTCACTCTTTGGTTTTACAGGGCGAAATTTTAGAGGAAATACAGTCAAAGATCCTGGAAAAAATATTGATCTCGAGACTCTTGCAGCAGAAAGAGATTTAGGCTCATGGTGGGACTCTATAGCTGGTGATCGATCTTCTGGTGAAGCGGTAAACCCAATTTCAGGCCAGGTTGAGGAGTTTGTAAACGAAAGACGAAGAATCTCAGCATCTGGAATTGAACTTTTTCAAGCACCCCAGACTATGAATAATGCATCGAGCGGAGAGGGTTTAAATCCTACTGTTCCACTTGCAACACTAACAAGTCTTTCAATTGGCGTTTCCGGTCTGGGTCTTTCTACACTTTGTAACAAAACAGCATCGCTAGAGTTTATTTTGCACGACAGATCTCAGATGCGCTTGATTTCGCCTCTTGTCGGTGCCTCAACTTTTGCTGCAACATATTTGAATATTGAGTTTGGGTGGTCTCATCCGCAAGCCTCAGCAGCATCATCTGACAATGTCTATGCAAACTTTTTAAATTCTTTGAGATCTAGATCTTCTTATAATATTCAAATGGCTGAGACAACAATTCTTGAAGATGGCCAGGTTAGAGTTAGTTTAAAACTAGCGTCTAGAGGTACAACTGAGCTTATTAATCTTCCAGCAGCCTCTGGAGTAACACATGTTCCCGCATATGTTCTACAGCCGTACCTGGGCCCTCTCACAGAGCAAATTGCTGATAATGTTGATGGGTATAACGGTCTTCAGAGTAGCGCACAAACAGGCTTGGAAGAGAGAGACTATGCGCCCCTCAAGGCGCTTTCTGAAGCAAGGCTAAAGGAAATTCAAACAGGATATAGTGCACTTAGTTCAATGACGTCACCTGCAGCACAGATACCGCTTGATAAGTATAGGGAGTTTCTTGAAGAGCTTAGACCTACTGGGGGTGATGGAGAGACAGACCACACACGCGCCATTACACGGGGGGTAGAGATTATTAAGGAAATTTATGATTTAGAATCTTCTGGGACTGATGAAGTGTTAACAACTCTTGGTCGACAAATAACAGAAAAACAACTTCTTCTTAAGTCAATTGATATTTTTGAAGATGGCGGAACAGTCGTAGGGGCATTAGACGAGGCGGCAAATTCTCAACGAGCACAAACACAGGCTTCAGTCGCAGCATTCACTGCCCTAGCCGGTGCAGGCGCAGCTGGAGAAAGAATCATTGCAGCAATGCAAAAGGCAGATAAAGCACGTGCGCTGGAAGAGCACAATGCCGGGAGCGATAATCCGAGTCTGGGCTCAGTAATGTTAACATATTTTGGAAGGCCGTTACAGGCTATTGGAAAGTATGATGAAGTCCAGATTATATTCTATCCATTAAATGCTCAATCTGGAAAAATGGCAGGTGTAAATCTTGCTAGATTTCCTTTGATTGGTTTTTCTGATTTTATTAATAAAACTAATCTGGAAAACCCGAGAATCTCATGTGCTAGCTTTGCCGAAAAACTATTCAGGGATCCTTGCGGCCCAGAAAACGCTGGTCATCCTAACTATGGTCTATCAGATATTTATGAGATAATTAGCGCAGAGTCGTTAGAAGACATGGAGTCAGAAGATAAAGCTGCAGCACGAGCAAGATTTACAGAAGAAAAAGCCCAAAGACTAACTGCAATCTATAATGGCACTTATAGACAGCCAATATTTACAGTCCCTGATTTAAATATATTTACAGAAGTGCTGCCTATGAGAACAAAGGCTGATGTCAACTCTGGGCTTAAAGAGAGGCAATGCGTTAGAATTCATGTTTATGATGCAAAATCTGGTATACCTGTTGAGGCAGAACTCTTGCAGTCAATGATTACTTCTGGTCGAGCATGCATAGCTATTGACAATCCTGAAGAATCCGCAGAAGCAGGAGAAAAAGACATTCAGAAACAAACATCGATAGCAGCTTCTGATGCTAGCTCTGCTCGCGGAAGAGCAATTATAGATAGGGCAGTCACCCAAGGTGTGGTTGAAAAAAGGGACGTCCCTGCATCTGGTGGGGGTCGTGCTCAAATAGTATTTGTTAATAGCAGTCCAGCACAGGCAATCAAGGATTCTATAAAATCAATCTATCCACATATTGAATTTGGATCACAGTACACAAATGTTAAAAGTGTTGGAATGTCTTCTAATACAGGAGGAAGTGTAGGGCAAGTTTTACTTTTAAATTCTATTGAAGCAAGTAGGGAAAGTTTCTCAAGTACGGCACAACCATCAGGAGGTCTTGATGATATATTTATTGTTCCAACGAGCGCAACTTTGCGAACTGCTGGGTTTCCTAATGTAAGATATGCTGAGAAATATTATATTGACATGGGAACTGGTACAACAGCAGATAACTTTTATTATGTAACTGGAATTAATCATACAATAACTCCCGGTAATTTTGAAACAACATTGACAATGACATACAATGGCTCGGCAACAAATAGATCGCTTAGAAATACAATGACGGCAATAGCAGAAGCAGAATAGTCGATGGATATGTAAACCTAGAAAAAAATAATTTTTAAAAAAATAATATTTTTAGTTTATAATTTTTCTATGCGAATTGTAATTTCTCAAAATGAGATAGGAACAAAAAAACATCTTTCATATGATGGTGTTACATGGTCATGGGTAGATAGTTTTTCTAATGATGACTTGCTCTGGGGCTTCGATGGTCTTGATAGGGATCTTAAAGATTGTGCATTGGCAGCTCATCTAGAAGTGATAAGCTTTTATAAAACTCCATGGGGTGTTGCACAAAATCTTGTTCAAAAATCAGGAAATCCTGCATGGCAACAGCTTGTACCCTTTGATGCATGGAAAGAGCATGTTTCTAGTATCGCTAATCAGCTCTGGTTGTACTTTAAGGATTCAACCAACAGTTACTACATTACAACACTTCTAAGAAATAGAGAGCTTTCTAGACGTATTTCAAAATCAGCAATTCATAAAAAAATACTTGATGAAAAAATTTCCAATTCTAAGGATGCGCAACTGTCAGTTTTAAAAAAGTTTTTACCTGACAGATCTGGCTTTGCGCCTGCTAGCACATACTCATTTTCAAAAACTGTAACAGGAAGAATGACTATAGAATCTGGGCCCAATATATTGACACTAAAGAAGGAGAATAGGAAAATATTTAAGTCGCATTATCCTGATGGGAAGATATTAGAGATAGATTTACAATCTGCAGAACCCAGGGTTGCGCTCTCACTTTTTGGAAAGTCAGTATCCGGGGATGTTTACAGTGATGTATTATCTGCATTGGAATCGAACATATCAAGAGACGCAATTAAAATAGCAACTCTTGCAGCTCTTTATGGTGCATCACATCACACTCTAAAATCACATCTTCCTGACAGCATTAGTCCCATTGCTGTTCTAGAGAAGGTAAAGGATTATTTTGGAGTTAGACATATTGAAAAGATGTTAAATGATCAGCATAAAGAGCTTGGATATATTATTAATACACACGGAAGAAAGATATTCTCTGAATTTCCAAGTCTAAATCACCTAGTTCAATCATCTGCTGTAGATGTCTCTTTTGATATATTTGAATCACTTCTTGATAGTATTTCAGAATTCAAGATATCTGCTACACCCATGTACTTTATACATGATGCAATTATACTTGATGTTGATAGCAATGATATAGAAACACTTAAAGAAATTTGTAAAGACGGGTTTAGATCGCCCGTAACTAAAACGATCTTTCCTGTCAAGATAAAGGAGATAAATTGACTACACAAATAGAAAGAATGAAATCAAACTGGGAAAAATATAGATCGCTAAGCGAAAAGCTTAAAGATGAAAATATAGATATGCTTCTGGAGTTTATGGATGAGAGAATATTAATGTGTCCTGCCTCACAAAGGGATAGTGAATATGGCTCAAATCCAGGCGGGCTAGTAGAACATGCACTTAAAGTTGCGTATGCTATGAAATCTATTAACGAATCACTGGATCTGGGAGTATCTACTACTTCAATTTTAAAAGTAGGTCTGCTACATGAAATTGGAAAGATAGGTGATGACGAGACTAGTCTTTTTGTTGAGCAAGATTCTGACTGGCATAGGGAAAAACTTGGACAAAATTACAAATATAGTGAAAATATCCAAAAAATGTCTGTCTCTCATAGAACCCTGTATCTTTTGCAAAAATTTGGAATTAAACTTACACAGGATGAATGGATCGCAATTCAGATTGCACCCGGATCTCATTATGAAGAAAATAGATTCTATGTAAACTCTGAGCCAGGGATAGCAATTCTTTTACAGAAGGCAAAATCTCTTGTAATTCACCAGTCAACCTCATAATAGCGAGATAATTATTCTATGAAATGACTACAAAAAAGAAAGATTTCATGAAAAAATACGCTAGCAGCGTAAAAAATACTACCAACCAGGATGCAAGGTCAGGTCGCGGAATAGGAATTCCAGTTGCAGGAGCAATTTTCGGAGGTGACGACTATAAGGAAAAGATAGGTAAAAATAGAACGCCTTGGTATCAAACTGGCGGGAGGCCTTCGATGTCTGCAGATGCAGGATGGTCTAGTCTAAATATGTCAAGAGTTAATAAGGGTGAAGATAGAGACCTATATGATTTACAGCATAAAGAAATGTTTCCAGATCAAAATATGAAAGAAGAGGATGATCTAGATACTTATGTAGGTAAGTCTTATGAGGATGATAAGATGTCATATTTTAATGAAAATAAAATAGTAAAAAATTCTAAATATTCTATACTTTGTATCCCAGAAGATCTTTCTGAGCAGTTTGACTTTGATAGAATAGATATGGATACATTTATTCCAGATTCTCTTCAACCAGGGGTTGACGCTATTGTTGAACGTGGTAGTGAATATGTTTCTGACATTATAGAAAAGGCGAGGGATGTCGGCCAGCCTGTATATGATCTTCTTGCAAGAAAAGTTGAAGAACTTTCAGGTGACAGTATAGATCCTGGTGCTATTAAAGATATTGCATTGGAAGTTGGAAGAGACTTTCTAGCTCTTACTGCAGCTGGAATTCCTGTTATTGGAACACCAATTGCTGCCGGATACGTTTTATATAATATAGGAGAGCTTCAGGGAGATAATGATAGAATGAGAAGGGAGTTTGACGAGCTTCTTGTTAATGGTACAGAAGAAGATATAGTAAATCTTCAAGTTGCTACTGCAGAAACATTTGATGACTATATAGATCTTCTTCAGGCAACTGTCTATCTTATTCCATTTATAGGAACTGCAAGGGGAGTAGTTGCAGCAGCAGGAAGACTTTTAACAAAGGCAAAGGCACCAGCAGTTGCAAGTACTTTAGGTCTTACAGCAGGCTCTGTTCTTAAATCTGCAATTAAATCAGAAATACTTCTAAGCCCTGTATTTAAGTTTGCAATTAGTCTTGAAAATACAGATATGACAGATGTTTTTGAGATTGATAAAACTTATTACTTTGATACTCTATGGGTATCAATAGAAAATCTAGTTGGCGCTGCGGAACTCATTGATGATGCAAATAGACAATTAGCAGAGTTTAAACAGTCTAATCCCCAGGGTGAATTTAAGTATGATCCGTCAATAGCAGAAATAGACGGAATTAATCTAGATAGTGCTCAATCGCGACTTGTTAGCAACAATTATGACTCTGTCATATCTGATCTATTGAATAATATTGAAGAAAGACTTGCCAACGGAGTAGATACAGAGTTCTCAGGTATTTTTCCTGAAATACATGGAGCATCACAAATTATGGAGAAAAAAATGAATGTAAACCGAAAACTTCTTTCTGATTTAATAAAAGAGGTAATTTTAG